AGTGGGACAGAAAAAGGACAGCTTGCAAAAGTTTGGTGTTGTTTTAGCGGTACTGGTACTGTTGCTATTTTAGATAGTTTTAATACTTCATCTATAACAGATCAAGGAACAGGCGAATATAAAATAAATTATTCATCTAGTTTTTCAAACACTAATTATTGTATTCAGGGTGGAGTAATTGGTACTTCTAATGCTGATTCTGTTGTTGCATCAGCAAAAAATGGTGGCTCACCTTCTGCTGATCGTGAAGCAGGTGCAACACAATTTGAAGTGAGATATGCACCAAGCAACTCGCTTTTAGACGCCGATCGTGTCAGCATTGTAGTTTTTGGACAAAATTAATTATGTCAACACTCAAAGTCAACACAATTCAAAATACAAGCGGTGGTTCAAGTTCTACACCAGAACAGATTGAACAAGGTAGAGCAAAGGCTTGGATTAATTTCAATCAGCAAAACACACAAGCTATCCGTGATTCTTTTAATGTCAGTTCTATAACTGATTTAGAAACTGGTCGAACTCAAGTAAATTTTTCAACTGCTTTTAGTAATAGTAATTATTCAGTACTTTGCAGTGGCTCACGAGATGACCCAGAAGGTTCACGTTGTTTCCCTTCACACGTTGACTCAATGACAACTTCTAATTATAGACTTACAAATCATAATGACGGAAGCACTCAGGTTGATTGGGTTTTAGTCTGTTGTTCTGTTTTTGGCGATTAGTAATTCTTTGATATACTAAAAGAAAAAACTTATGGCTAATTCAGACAAAAGATTTATCTATGCTAATGATGACGGTGGTATTTCTATTGTCATTCCAGCAGATGACACAGACTTAACATTAGATCAAATCAAAGATAAAGATTGCCCTAGTGGTAAGACAGTTTATACTGTTGATAAGTCTGCAATTCCTACAGATAGGAGTTTCAGAAACGCTTGGACTTATACGGAGTAAATTATGGGATTTGGCGTAGACATGGCAAAAGCCAGAGAAATTCATAAAACTAATATAAGAAATGCAAGAACACCAAAACTTGCTGAACTTGATGTTGAATTTCAAAAAGCATTAGAAACAGGTGCTTCAACTACAGATATAGTTACTAAAAAGCAAGCACTAAGAGATGCTCCTGCTGATGCTGGTATAACTGCTGCTAGTGACGCAGATGCACTAAAAGCACAATGGAATACATCTATTCTTGGTGACTCTCCTTATAGCTAATGGCAATTATTCCAGGGAAAAAAAATTTTACTGTTCAACGTAGGGCAGATTTTCCTATAAAGTTGACATTTAAGGATTCCACTGGAACAGCAATAAGCCTTAACGGATATACTGTGGAAGCACAAGTTTATGATGAATCTCGCTCCACAAAATATGCAGATTGGGCTATAACTTATACAGATAGAGGTAATGGAATTATTGATATGAATTTAGCTGATACTGATACTGCAAACTTTACCCCAGATATTTTATTTTATGACGTATTACTAACAGAACCAGGGGGTAACAAAAACTATTATTTAGAGGGTAAACTATTTGTAAGTGAAGGTTACACCGCATGAGTAATTCTAATTCTGTTACTGTCAGCCAAGTATCTGATGTGACTACAGTTGAGATCACCACAGCAGGACCTCAAGGGCCAGGTTTTGACTTAACTTTAGATCACAGTGCAAAAGTTGATAATTCAGTTATGTACTATCAACAAAGTAGTGGTAAGGTTATATTAGATAACAATGTTACTACGCTAAAACTTGTTGATGGAGGTAATTTCTGATGGCTAATACAATAAGAATTAAAAGATCTACTGGATCGTCAAACCCAACGTCATTAGAAAATGCTGAAATAGCTTTTAGAGAAGGCGATGAAGTTTTAATTATTGGTAAAGGTACAGGAGGAGCAGGAGGATCTGCTACATCTATTGAAGCTATTGGTGGTAAAGGAGCATTTTTTGATAAGGCAACAACTAGAAACGCAAATATTGTATTAGCTGGCCCTACAACTGGAAGTGCTGCTGCACCTACATTTAGGTCACTTGTAGTCGCAGACATACCAACACTAACGGCATCTAAAGTATCTGATTTCGATACACAAGTAAGAACTTCCAGGTTAGATCAGATGACAGCACCTTCGGCTGCTGTATCTTTAAATAGTCAGAAAATAACAAATTTAGCTACACCTACTGCTTCTACTGATGCTGCAAGTAAATCTTATGTAGACGGTGTTTCTCAAGGATTAGATGTAAAGGATTCTGTAAAAGCAACCACAACAGCGAATGGCACGTTAGCTTCTGCTTTTGCTAATGGTCAGACTATTGATGGTATTACATTAGCAACTAATGACAGAATACTTATTAAAGACCAAAGTACTCAGACAGAAAATGGTATCTACAAAGTCAATGCTTCTGGTGCTCCAACTAGGGTAGATGATTTAGCTACTGGTGCTGATGCTGCTGGTGCGTTTGTTTTCGTAGAACAGGGAACTGTAAATGCAGAAAATGGTTTTGTTTGTACTTCTAACAAAGGATCTGCTGTTGTAGGAACTAATAACCTTGTATTTTCACAGTTTTCTGGTGCTGGTCAGATCACAGCAGGAAATGGTTTAGAAAAATCTGGTAATACTTTATCTGTTGATCTTAAATCAAATGGTGGACTTGTTATTGAATCTGCTGAAATTGCTGTTGATCTTGCTGCTAGTTCTATAACAGGCACTTTAGCAATTTCTGACGGTGGAACGGGTGCTACAAGTGCAAGTGCAGCTAGAACTGCTTTAGGTGTTGCGATTGGATCAGATGTTCAGGCTTTTGATGCACAGCTTAGTGATATAGCTGGTTTAACTCCTACAGATAGCAACTTTATTGTTGGTAACGGATCTAATTTCGTTCTTGAATCTGGAGCAACTGCCAGAGCAAGTCTTGGAGTTGCCATTGGAAGCCAAGTACAGGCTTATGATGCTGACCTCGATAACCTATCTGGTTGTCAATCAGGTGGATCTGCTGCTTTAGCTGCCTTAACTGAAGCTGAAATACAGATTCTTGATGGAGCTACTGTTACGACTGCCGAATTGAATATTTTAGATGGAGTAACATCTACTGCCTCTGAACTAAATATTCTTGATGGAGTTACGGCTACAACTGCGGAACTTAATCTGTTAGATGGAGCAACATCTGCCACTTCGACAACTTTAGCAGCAGCAGATAGAGTAGTTTTAAATGATAATGGAACGATGAAACAAGTTGCATTATCTGATGTGGTTACATTTTTAGAAGATGAAAGTGCCTCTAGCTTTAACATAGATGGCGGTTCATATTAGAGCTAGGAGGTAAAAGCTCATGGCTAATACAATCAAATTCAAAAGAGGTTCTGGTAGCGACCCAAGTACATCTGATCTTTCAGTTGGCGAAATAGCGATAAGAACTGATACAGCTAAATTATTTACCAAAAATGATGCTGGTTCTGTAGTTTCAGTAAGCGGTGGTGTAGAAGATGGAGATAAGGGTGATATTACAGTATCTAGTTCTGGTGCTGTTTTTACTATTGATAGTGGAGTCGTTACATCTGCAAAAATAGCAAATGATACTATTGTTAATGCTGATATAAATTCAAGTGCAGCAATAGATGGCTCAAAAATATCACCAGCCTTCACTTCAGATATAACTGGAACAGGTAACTTAACACTTACTTCTACTGATGCTGGTAGTTCTGCTGCTCCAGAATTTGAACTTTATAGAAATAGCTCATCACCAGCAGATTCAGATTATTTAGGTCAACTTAAATTTACTGGCGAAAGTGACGATGGTAGCAAAGAAGTTTATGCAAAAATAACAGGAAAGATTAGTGATGCTAGTTCTGGAACGGAAGATGGAATTATTGAATTTGCACATAGAAAAGCTGGTTCAAATGTAATTACAGCAAGATTTACAAGTACAGCATTTAAATTAATAAATGGAACTGAACTTGAAGCCGAGGGTGGGGCTACTGTTACAGGAAATATTGCAGTATCAGGTACAGTAGATGGTCGTGACGTAGCTGCTGATGGTACAAAACTTGATGGAATAGAGAGTGGAGCGACTGCGGATCAGACTAAATCAGATATAGATGCTCTTGGTATTGCAGCTTCTACCGCAGCGACATTAGCTACAGCAAGAAATATCGGTGGGGTTAGTTTTAATGGATCAGCCAATATAAATCTTCCAGGTGTTAATACCTCTGGTAATCAGGACACATCAGGAACAGCAGCGATAGCAACTACAGTAACAGTTGCAGATGAATCTTCAGACACTTCTTGTAATGTCTTATTTGCGACTGCTGCGACAGGTAATCTCGCACCAAAATCAGGAACTAATTTAACTTTTAACTCTTCATCAGGAGTTTTAACAGCCACAGGGTTTGCTGGTGCGTTAACTGGAAACGTAACTGGTAATGCTTCTGGATCGTCAGGATCTTGCACAGGAAACGCTGCTACAGCTACAGCTTTAGAAACAGCAAGAACTATTGCAGGAGTTAGTTTTGATGGAACGTCAAATATTTCTTTGAACAATAATGCAATAACAAATGGTGCTGGCTATATAACTGCGACTCTAACTAATGAGCAAGTCCAAGATATTGTTGGAGGTATGCTTACAGGTAATACCGAGACAGGCATAACAGTAACATATCAAGATGGCGATGGCACTATAGATTTTGTTGTTGGCACGTTGAATCAGGACACTACAGGAAATGCTGCTACTGCAACAGCCCTTGAGACAGCTAGGAATATTGGTGGAGTATCGTTTGATGGAACAGCAAACATAAATCTTCCTGGTGTAAATACTGCTGGAAACCAAAACACAACTGGAACATCTGGCGGTTTTACTGCTGGTAGTGCTTCAAATCTAAACTCTGGAACATTACCTGACGCACGTTTTCCGTCTACACTTCCTGCGGTAGATGGTTCAAATCTTACAGGAATATCGGCTGGAGCTACAGGTGGTGGTTCTGATGAAGTATTTTACGAAAATGACCAAACTGTAACTACGAACTATACTATTACTAACGGCAAAAATGCCATGTCTGCTGGTCCTATCACAATAAACAGTGGTGTTACTGTTACTGTAGGATCGGGCGAAACTCTTACTATTGTTTGATTTATGAAACCAATTATTGAAAAACAGCTAATTCAATGGAAAGAAGAACTAGCAAAACACGTTGAAACTAGAAATCAAGCACAAAAAGTATTGGAAGATGAAACAAAAACTATTTTACTGATTGAGGGTGGGATACAGGCGAAGGAGATGTTGTTGAAGAAAATCGAACAAGAATCCCAGCCAACAGGTACAGTGGAGCTAACCCAAGAATCAAAGCCAAAGTCATCAAAGTAATTGGCATACAAGCTTTTAGGAGGGCTTCTTTAATCATGTTTCAAAAAATTGCTAACGTATTGAGTATCATCTCATTTGTAATGGTAGCTTCAATGAGTGGTGGAGCATACCTTGGTTACAAGTATGTAACTTCAGAACAGTTCAAATCAAAAGTAATGAATGAAGTTCTTGGAAATGTACAAGGAATGATGCCAAAGATATTAGATAATGGTTTGCCTAAAATGACAAGCCCATCAATGCCAATTATTAAATGAATTGCTGGCACTGTAAGACAGAATTAATATGGGGTGGAGATCATAGCTTAGATGAGGAAGATTTTCCATTGAAGTCTGGAGAATACAGCATGATAACTAATCTTTCTTGTCCTAAATGTCATTCTTTCGTAGAAGTCTACTTTCCTAGAGATGCCTACGATTGATATACCTGATATAAATATTCCTGATATTTATATTCCAAGCGTACCAGAACCTTATAATCCTCATTACTTAGAAATAGCAAAGCCACCTGATATTGATGTTCCTGGTTGTACCTATCAACATCGTGATATAAAAAATACTGGTAATCGTAATTTGTTATTAGAAGATCCAAATGGTGTATTTACAACGTGTGATTTTCCATTTCCTAGCTATATTCCTCTTGACTATACACCTGAGAATCTTGTCATTACAGAAGAAGCACCTATTAATAATGAACCACCGACCTTGCCAGAAACAGAGCAGCCAGATATTCCTCCACTACCTGACCCTCCCCCACCAGATTTTTCTCCCTGTCCTGGTAAAAATGACCAAAGAGTAGGAGATTTTCGTAACGATAAAAAGTTAGAACGTGTTATTGGGCATGAAAGAGGGCAAGATGGGAGTGAATGTATAACTCTCTATGAAGCAGTTGAGTGGAAAGAACAATACATTCCGTCTGCTCCTCAGTTTGTTGGGGTCTTTAGCCTTGCTTTGGTTGGTGCTTCTGCACCATTGGTACTTCAGCTTGTACGGCCAATAGTTAAACAGATAGTTACTAAGATTACAAAGAAAAAGAAAACCAGTTCTTAATCGTGGAACTGGCAAGCGATTGTTTTGAAATGAGTCAAATTGAAGTGTCTTGAAGGGTAATGACGCTGCAATTAATTAAATAGAGGCAATGTGAGCCGAAGTGCAAAGAACCGATTTATTGCGGGTCGCATAGATGCGAGTTCTATACATCGAATCAAAGTCACCTCGCATACTTATTCAGTAATAGAGGTGTTAAGACACTTTTAATCGTGAAGTGTGAACGATGGAGTTGAATGTCGGGGCAGAAAAGTAAGTTACAACGATGGGCATAGAGCCAGAATGCGACTAGCGAAATCGAACTAAGCTGAAAGGTAAAGATCACTTCGCAAACCTATTAAGTCATAGAAGTGTTAAGGACAGTTTTAATCGTAAACTGACAACGATAGTAATGAGTCAATAAGACATGAGTCGAAAAGAAATGTAGCGAGTGGCAGTAATTTGAGTGGAATCGAGATGAAAAAAATCAAGGTGATAGGATTGGAGTTGCCAAGAGTCACATAGAGCAACATAACTGCAAAAGAAGTCGAAAAGAGTCAAAAAGAGCGGGATCAATCATCTTGTCAACCTATTAAGTATCAAAGATGTTAAGAAGAGTTTGTCGTAGCACTCATAACGTAAGAGTCAAGCTGAAAAGAGATGAACGAAATCGAGCCAAGATGCCGTGAACCGAATTTAGACGCAGGGCAGTAAGGTGAATCAAGTTACTCCGAAAAGAACTGAGGCGAATTATCATCTCTTTGGTTCTTGCACCTACAAGAGATGTTGAGAAGGGTTTATCGTAACACCCATAACG